CGATTGGGAAGATACAATCAAGAAGGGAATGGATCTTCTAGGATTAAAGCTGGAGGAAGTGCAAAATCCTTTTCCCGGTGCATGTTCTGCACACCATCCATTAATGATTGAAGCGGCTGTACAGTTTCATGCCCAAGCGTTAAAGGAACTGTTTCCATCCAACGGCCCTGTAAAAACACAGATTGTGGGCGAGATGACAAAAGAAATAGAATCCCAAGCTGAAAGAGTTAAGGATTTTATGAATTATCAAGTCACGGAGCAGATGGAGGAATACTTTGATGACTTGGATCAAATGCTGTTCTATCTACCGATTGTTGGTAGTTGCTTTAAGAAAGTTTATTACGATTCAGAATTGGAACGACCCGTTTCAAAGTTTATTCCCATAACCGATTTCGTTGTATCCACAAACACAACAGACCTTAGAACAAGTGGACGATACACCCATGTCATTCGCATGGAAGCCAACGAGCTAAAGAAAAGGCAAGTCAACGGTTTCTATAGGGACATTGAACTCATGGAAGAGGATAGATCAAATGAATCTACATCCATGACGGGAATCAATGAAAAGATACAAGACATTGAAGGCGTAAAGCCCAACACAACATACAAGAAGGATGCACGTTTCACGTTGTTGGAAATGCATGTTGATCTTGATCTTCCGGACAGTGGCAAGGAATTTGCGTGTCCGTACATTGTAACAATTTGTAAAGAAACAAATGATATCTTGGCGATACGTCAGAACTTCAAGGATGACGATGACAAGTTCAAGAGACTGCAATATTTTGTTCATTACAAATTCTTACCAGGCTTTAACTTTTACGGTTTAGGTTACGTCCATCTTCTCGGCAATTTGCAAAAGACGGCAACAACTATTTTGCGTTCATTGGTTGATGCCGGACAATTTTCAAACCTGCCGGGTGGATTCAAGGCTCGTGGAATGCGAGTGGAAGGCGACCAACCTGTAGGGTTTGGTGAATTCAGGGATGTGGAAGGCTATGGAGACGATATTCGCAAGTCCATTGTTCCTTTGCCATTCAAAGAACCTTCACAAGTTTTAACAGGCTTACTCGGTGCATTAACCGATGAGGGAAGACGACTTGCTGCAATAACGGACTTACAGACGGGAGACATGAACTCACAAGCCCCCGTAGGTACGACCATTGCGTTATTAGAGCAAGGAATCAAGGTGATGTCGTCCATTCACAAGCGACTTCACAAGGCACAACGAGAAGAATTTAAAATACTAGCTAGAACGAATTACGATTTCCTCCCAAGTAATTACCCCTATGCTGTAGAAGGTGTTGGTCGTGAAATCTTCAAGGAAGATTTTGACGGTAGAATCGATGTACTCCCAGTATCCGATCCCAACATCTTCTCTACAGCACAAAGAGTGCTTCTGGCACAAACACAAATACAAGCGGCAGCACAAGCACCGCAGATACACGATTTACGAGAAGCCTACAGGAGACTGTACAAGGCACTTGACGTGGATAACGTGGATGAAATGCTTATTCCAGAAATGGGTAGCAAACCTATGGATCCGGCAACAGAAAACTATACAATGATGTATCAGAAACCTGTGAAGGCATACAGTTGGCAAGACCATGATTCACACGTTGCCGTACACGAAGCCTTCATGAGTGATCCTGCCGTCATTCCGCAAGACCCAAGACTGCAACAGGCTCTTGCCGGTACACTACAAGCACACATACAAGAACATCAAGCACATAAATACCGATTGGCGATCATGGCAAACGCTGGAATTGAACTTCCAAGTGCACCAGAGTACGACAGGTTTAATCCTGGAAAAGACAATGAATACGAATCAATGGACAGGGATATTGAAAATGCAGTGTCACAAGCCCAAGCACAAGTGGCCGGGCAGATTGCTCAAGCCAACCAACAACAGGCACAGCAACAACAGGCACAACAGCAACAGCAAGATCCAAGATTCCAATTGGCACAGCAAGACTTACAGTTACGAGCACAAGAAAATCAGCGTAAAGCTGAAGAGGGTGCTGCAAGAACTCAACTTAAAGGAAAAGAAGTTGAACTCAAGGAAGAACAAGCTGCATCCAAAGCACAGATTGATTCCGCTAAATTGGCTCTTGATCGTGACAAAGCGATGGCTGACATGGAAATTGACAGAGAGAAGTTGCGTTCCAACGAACAACGTGATATGGCTCGTTCTCAATACCAACAGCAAATGGTTGAATCCAAGGCTGACATTGAAAGGGCGAGAACAATCATAGAACGTGAGCAGAGAGAAAAAGATAGAAAAGCTACTCAACAAAAAGATACAACTAAGGAAAGTTGAGAAGGCTAAACATTCCGTTATTTCTTTGTGGGACAAAACGGACAAACTGGCGAAGGCAGAGTGTAAAAGAACTGTGTTAGCTTTGTGTCAGAAACATAGAAAAGGTTTTTGGATTGTCGTACACGAGGATGATCTGGAAGAGGTAATAAAGGCTAGAAAATAATGGACACCACTAAATTTATTACCTACTTTAAGAATAAGATCAATAGGGAGATTAACAATATAAAGGATGCCTTTGAGCAAGGCAGAATTCCCAAGGAGAATTATGATTCTTCCGTTGGTGAATTAAAGGGTTTACGTCTAGCGAAAAATTTGCTACAAGAGTCCGCAAAGAATATTGAAAATGACGATACCGAAATTTAGCTTAGTAGAAGAAAAACTGGAAAAGAAACATCCTAAAGCCGTAGGACATAGAATCCTCATTCAAGTTTTGGATGTTCAAGATAAAACAAAAGGTGGAATTTATCTTCCCGGCAAGGCTGTGGAAGATCATAGAAGTATCGCTTCCATAGGCAAGGTCATACAAATGGGTGATGATGCCTATAGGAGAGAAGACATGACCATCCCCTGGTGCAAAAAGGGAGATCATGTAATGTTCGGTAAGTATGCAGGACACCGTTTCAAGTACGGAAAGTCTGAACTTAGAATAATGAACGATGACGAGATTCTGGCTATAGTGCCAGATATAACAAATATAAGTTAATATATTTGTTTCTTCGTAGCATTCGCTACGCAAATTTAACTACATAACTTTGGAGAAAGACCAATGCAAATCGTACACGATTCATCGGGTAAAAAGAAACCGATGCAAGTCGTGGATGATGGTAAGGAAACGAAGCTGAAGACATTCAAGGGTGCGACTGTTCCGGAACAGGATACACAGGAGAATGCTGAAGTGGAAGAAGTCATAGACGACACACAAGCCGTCCATGAAGAACAGACAACTGAATCCACGCCAACACAAACAGAAGCTGAATCAGAAGAGCAAGAGGAAGCAGAAGATAGTGTTGAAAAACCACAGAAGAGGAATGCCTCTTATCAAAACAGGATCAATGAACTTGTTAAAAGGGCAAACGAAGCCGAAAGGCAACGTAATGACTACTATAACAGGAATCAACAGCTAGAAACTGATCTTAAAAAGAAGAATGTTGTAACGGAGGATTATGCGAAGTTACAATCTCAATTTTATGATTCACGGAAAGCAAATGCCGAAAGAGCACTGGACAGTGCCCGTGTAGCACATAAAAGTGCCCACGAAGAAGGCGATTCTGATAAAATGCTTAAAGCTGCAGAAGATATTGCAGAAGTTAAGTACGAGTTGAAACAACTGGAAAATAAACAACCATTTGTTCCACCAACTCCAAAACAATCATCAAATGCTGGGCAAACACAAGCTACTGCTCCACAGCAACCACAATCACAACCTGATCCTCGTGCACTTCGATGGGCACAGGACAACAGTTGGTTTGGTACTAATGTGGCAAAGACTGGTGCTGCTTACGCTATTGATGCTGCTCTCAAGATGGAAGGCTACAATCCATCAAGCGAGGAATACTATTCCGAGTTAGATAAACGTGTAGTCGAAGCGTTTCCACAAGAAACGTCAAGACCTAGACAAACAGTAGCAGGTGTCTCTAAGACATCTTCCTCATCTAAAAAGGTTCGTATGAACCAGAGCCAGATCGCAATGGCTCGTAAATTAGGTGTGCCAATTGAAGAATATGCGAAGTTCGTGAGGACTGAATGACCAATAAAAATATAAAAAGCCATTCGACTAGGGCTGAAGCTAGTCGCAAAATAGTCTATACGCCTCCTAATGATCTGGATGCTCCAAAACCAAATGTAGATGGAATCAAATACAGATGGATAAGGGTAGCCACGGGTGGGGAGGATGATTCACAAAACGTATCCAGAAAGAAAAGAGAAGGATATGAATTTGTGCGGGCTGATGAACACCCAGATTTCGATGCACCTAAACATGAAACAGGAAAATACGCTGGAGTAATTGGTACGGGGGATCTCGTTCTTGCAAAAATTCCAATAGAAATGTCTGATGCGAAAAAGGAATACTTTCAGCAAAGGACAGGTAGACAGACTGAGTCTGTTGACCAGGATATTTTAAAGGAACAGCATCCATCTATGCCAGTTCATCAAAAGCGTAGTTCTTCGTCAACTGTAGGCAAACGACCAACAGAATTTGAAAAGGAATAAGTTTATTTGTTTTAGGTGTTTTTTAATAACTTAATACAATAGGAGAAGTATTATGGCAAACGTAGACGCAGCTTTTGGTGCGAAGCCAATAAGACATCTCACTGGAGGAGTTATTAGAGCAACAGAGTATAAAATGGTTTATGAATACGGAGCAAATGTTTTTACTGGTGATTTTGTCAAACTTGCGGCTACTGGATACATCCAAGTAGCAGCAGCGGGAGAGAGAATACTAGGCGTATTTAATGGTTGTAAGTACACTGCCTCTAATGGCGAAATAGTCTTCAAGAGATACTGGCCCACTGGAACAGCTACACTAAACAATGGCGATGTCACTGCTTATGTGTATGACGACCCTAATATTGTCTGGGCTATTCAATCTTCAGGTAGTGCTGACTTTGCCGACATCGGCAACTTAGCAAACCACGTTGCAGGTACAGGTAGTACCTCAACAGGTCAATCTGCCTTTGAGATTAATGGCACGACAGGAACGGGTACAGCAGGTTTGCGAATTCTCGGATTGTACAATGAACCAAAAAATGCCTATGGTACTAATGGCGTGTTGGAAGCAGTTATATGGGAACATGAACTGATCGGACATGACCAAAGTACGGCAGGCGTATAAGGTAAGGAGAAATAAATGGCTATATCAAGAAGCCAGCTCGTTAAAGAGTTGGAACCAGGTCTCCACGCCTTATTCGGTTTGGAGTACAAAAAATGGGAACGTGAACACGCTGAAATATTTTCGGAAGAAAGCTCAGACAGAGCCTTTGAAGAGGAAACTCTACTTACTGGCTTTGGAGCAGCACCAACTAAATCAGAGGGTGCTTCTATCGAATACGACACCGCTGCAGAGCAGTGGACTGCAAGATATGTGCATGAAACTATCGCCCTAGCATTTTCAGTTACTGAAGAAGCTGTGGAAGATAATCTTTATGACACGTTATCAAAACGGTACACATCGGCTCTAGCACGTTCAATGGCTTATACAAAGCAGGTAAAAGCAGCTAACGTCCTAAATAATGGATTTAGCTCTAGTTACCCTGGTGGTGATGCGAAAGCATTGCTTACCACTGATCATCCGACAATTGAAGCTGGTGATCAAGCTAATGAGCCTTCAACAGCAGCAGACTTTTCTGAATCTTCACTGGAATCAGCGATTGTTTCAATCGGTGGTTTTGTGGATGACAGGAACGTCCCAGTTGCAGTTAATGCAAGAAAGCTAATTATTCCTAGGAATACGGCTTTCGCAGCACAGCGAATCCTAAAATCAGAACTTAGGGTTGGTACTGCTGACAATGACATCAACGCATCAAGATCAATGAACATCCTTCCACAAGGATATTCAGTAAATCACTATCTAACAGATACTGATGCTTGGTTCATTCTCACAGACCTAACTAACTCTGGTCTAAAAATGTTTCAAAGAAGACCTTTAAAAACTTCTATGGAACCGGATTTTGAAACAGGAAACATGCGTTTCAAGGCTTCTGAAAGATATTCTTTCGGATGGTCTGACTGGAGAGCTATCTTTGGCTCACCGGGAGCGTAGAGAGTACGAACTAGGGGGGATTAATTCCCCCCTTTTATTTTCTAGGATTAACCAATCATGCCAACTGCCCTAGCAGACAATCGTAGAAGCGATGGTATGATTTAGCTACGGAGAATTAAAATGGCTAATACAACTTTTAGTGGTGCGGTAAGATCAGAGACTGGCTTTAAAGTAATTAACAAAGCCGCTACCACTGGTGCGATTACAGAAACAGGAGTTAATATTAACTCAACTGGACAATTGGTTGCACTTGGAACTCACAAGTTTCAATCTTTTGCGGGAACTCTAGCATCAACAGATGCTGCTGATACAGCATACGGTGATGGCGATGTTCTTGTGGAATTGGGAACTCTGAATACAGACCACCCAGACGATTTAGTAACAGCTACTAAATTTTTTATTCACAGAGCCTTAATTGGTATTACTACAGCAGCAGGAGAAGTTCTTGTTGGTGGTTTATCTTTAAGTGCTACAAGTGGTACAGCTACCAACTCTGCTGTTTCATCTGGAACAGAAATTGTTGGAGCAGGTGTTACTTCATTTAACGAACAATTAAGTGCTACACAATCAGTTACTGAAATTGATGTTAACCTTAACAATACAGCAGGTAATTATCACATATTCGTTCCAAACGTAACGGCTGCTATAGCTAGTAAATACTTATATGCATTTACTACTACAGCAATTAATGCTGACATTACAGCAGGTAGATTTACGGTAGAACTGGAATATTCAGTATATTAATAATAATGGCTAGGGTTAAAAGCCCTAGCCTTTTTTTTATAGGATTAATCATGCATATTTGTGAAAGAATAGCTTTGTTTTTTATGATTATAAGAAATGAAACAGATAAAATTTTAATAGGAGGAAATAAATGGTTGACACAGTAACAGGTTCAGATACACTTTTTGAATCCGACAAAAAAGTCGTAGTCAAATTAGTGGTTGAATCAGATGGAACTGGTAGTACAACAGTTCTTGCTGATGTTTCTGGAATGACAGCGAGACGTGACGGTACATCTGTGGCATATGTAAACCTACAACAAGTTTGGTTTGCCTGTGATACGGGGAATGGAGGAGACTCTCACGCTCGTTTGGATTATGAAGATTCAGATGCTGACATTCCAATGCTTGGTTTGGTTGGAACAGGTCACTGGGATTTTAGTAGTTTTGGAGGAATACAACCCAATACGACATCAAACTCAAATGAATATGATGTCAATTTGGTTATTCCGGGTGAAGCAGACGATGGTAATATGTACACGGTTGTGGCTGAATTTAATAAAGTATATTAATTAGGATAAAGAATGGCAACTTCAGGAACCGCTACTTGGACTTTGCAGGTTGATGAAATTATTGACGAGGCACTGGAACGCATTGGAGGTAATCCACAAACCGGCAATGAGCAAAAAAGTGCAAGGCGATCTTTAAATTTAATTTGCAAGGACTGGATCAACAGGGGAATTCTATTATGGGCTGTCGATGAAGTATCACAGACCCTGACGGATGGAACGGCAAGTTATACACTAGGTACGGATACTGTTGATATCTTGGATGCTGTCATAAGAGAAACAGATGGCACGGATATAACGGATATTACAATAACAAGAATCAGTCGTGAGGATTATTTGGAAATTCCAAATAAGGATGACAAGTCAAGACCGTCTCAATGGTTTTTAGACAGACAAAGAGTGGCTCCTATATTATATCTTTACCCGACACCCAATGATTCCACGGACGCTTTTCGGTATCGAAGAAGAAGAAAAATTGAGGATATAGACGCATCCTATCAGGATGTGGATGTTCCAGACAGATATCTTCCTTCCCTGACAAGCGGATTAACTTATTACATGAGCCAAAAAAGACCACAAATTGATGGTAACAGGCGACAAGAACTTAAAATGCAATATGAAGAAGAGTTTGAGAGAGCCATTACAG